CGGTACGGGCGGAACATACGGTTGTTCCTCGGTCACGCATTCGGGGTGCCCACCAACATAGGTGTGAATCTCAGACCATGTGTTTTGATATTCATCATCATTGGGTATGTGATAAGGGTAGCAGGCATCTCCATTTTTCCACATAATGACATAGCTGCCGTCAGAACGGGCTATGACGCCTTGGGATAAGTCAAACTCAAGTCCTGTATCATTTTTTAGAATAGTTCCTTCAATCATATTTTCCCCCTATGCTTTTTTGATGCAGATAAAAGTATTGTCTGGCGGCCTGCTGACAAGTGGAGGTGAGGATACGAGCATAGAACCTCCAGCTAAGAGTGCATTCAATGATGTATTTACAATAGAAATGCACCACCACACGCCTCCATCAGGGGCATATAATGCATTTCCTCTAGCGACGGCAGGGACAATATTGGAAAGGGCACCTGCCGTCCCTGTGCTGCCCGCGCTGTTCGCATAGTTGGCGGAATTGGCATAGTTCACGCTGAAATTGGCGGGATTGTAGACGTACATGTTGGTTCCGTCATTGCCACCCCACAGCCAACCGGGTTGGCCTCCCTGCCCCGCCCAATTCCAGACGGTATCGACGCCCCCTTCCCTGCGCAGGCGGTTCGCGGCCCATGCCGTCCCGCCATTTGCCGGAGCACTTCCGGCGGTATCGGCGTATCCGGCGGAATCCGCTTTCCCATGAACAGCCCTGCCGTCGAGGTAGACTTCCCCGGTGTCTGGAGAGAACCGCAGCGAATACCCTTCGTTGCCACGCGCCCCAGAGAGCACGATTACCCTTCTTCCGCCGTCAACGACCTGTTTTATTTGTATGTCGTTGATTTGGAGAGGGCTATCCGCCACAAGTTCTCTAGTGCCGTCTTCATAGGTCACAGCAGCAAGGGACGTAATATCTCCCCTGCTATTTTTTGAATAGAATTGCGTGTATTTAGCATTATCCGATGCGCGCTGTATGACATCGAACCCGCCCATGACCACGCTGTTTTTGTCGCCAAGAAACAGGCCGCGCTCAGTATTGGCAGAGGGTGCCGATCCGATCACATTTGCGGGATCATTGATCTGGATGCTACCAGACATGACGCCACCAGCCAAAGGGAGTTTCGACTTGGCGGCATCATAGGCCGTCTTGACTGCAAGAGGCGTGGCGGCACAGTCGTTTCTCGTGCTATCGACTGCGGATGAAAGCGTGAGCCTGTCCGCCGCGGCTTGGGCAATCTGGGCTTTCTCGGTGCAGATCCTTTCCGATTCGTTCAGGTTTGCCGATACCCGTTCAACGAGATCACGGTAAGCCTGTACTTCTTTCGACTGGGAAACGGCGCGGGAGGAAAGGCTGTGCTCCACGGCGGCGATGGTGGCGGGCAGGGTAACTCCACGGATGCCCACAAGCGTTTTGCCGGTAGAGGCCGTATAGGATACCGAGTCGATATAGATCCCGTTTTCAGTGGCAAGGAAGGCATCATTGGCAAGAATGCGTAGGGCCATCATGGGCTCAAGAGAGTCCGTCCAGTCGCCCGGAAGAGAGAAAGAGGTAGCGGATTCCACGGTTATCGCGACAGCGTTTCCGTCGCTCTGGCGGCATCGGATCCAGATGTTGTTCAGGAGATCCGCCTGTGCCTGCGCGGTAAGGGTGGCGTAGATGAACGAGCCGATGGGCCAGCTTTGGGCTGCGGTTCCTTCTTGGCCTCTCTCCACGGTGATGGTGTTCGCTGAGGTGTTCACCGCAGTGACATGCACGACCTCGCGTGTGGAGCCGGACCAGCGGATGACGCAGGGGATGTAGTCCGCGCCCGGCACCACGGATGGGAAGAGCGAGGCGTTGGAGACATAGATGGTCGTGTCGACGGAGGAAACGTCCTGCGTGATCCCCATCTCGACGAAGTTTTTCAGAATCGGGAGTTTATCTTTGTAAGCCATAGGGACTCCTATCCGCCGAATGGAGGCGCGATGATGGAAAGGGAACCTGTGGTTCCGCCGTGAAGGAACTTGATGCGTTCCTCCGCGATGGCCTTGGAGAATTCCTTTTGATGATAAAGGGCCATCTCGGTGTTGAACCACGGCTGGCCGGACTGAAGCAGTATCCGCGACAGCGCTCCTGAGGCGATGACGTCTTGCTCCAGCCAGTCGGGAACGTATCTGGCGCTTCCGTCGATGGTCAGCGCTGCCGAAACTTCAAGTGCCGCTTCAAGATCTTTGGCCGGGACAGGATGCACTTCGAGGGTGCCGTGTCCGTAGCGCCAAGAATCGGGTTCGCCTTCAGCGGGAAAGTCCGGCCAGAAATCTCCGGGCATGGGGTGAAGATTCCGATTGCCATTGTACCTGACGCCGAGGACGGCGCAGGCTTCCGAATGGGGCGGCGTCACAAGCGGGTATCTGCCCTTGCCGGAAACCACATCGAGCTTGATGAGGGGGCCCCGCCAGATCAGCGTATCTTCAAGGAATTTCTTGACGGCCCAGCGGACGCTGTTCAGTACGAACGGCATGGGGCACAACGCGGCCTGCGCCGTTACAAGTGGAGAAAAATCGCGCAGCGTAGCCATTACGAACTCGGAATGCTGTAGGAACGGTTGTACGGATTGCCGAGCACACGGGCTCTGTCCTCGTAGCCGAGCGCGACATAATATTGCTGGAGGTGCTCCGTGGCGCGGCTCCTGTCCGCTGCGGAGGTGGCGTTCAGGCTGTAGGCCCGGTACAGGACGTATTCCCGCAAAGGTTCCGCCCAGATGCCGGAAAGGGGCAGGGCATCGGTGAGGGAGCGTACTTGGGGGATGTCGTCGGCGCATTCGATCTCGACGAAGACGGATTCGCCGGGGGGCGGCGTGACCCAGAAGCAGTCCGGCGTGGCCTGAACAAAAGCGTACTGGTCAATCTCTTCGGAGCCAAATTCCAGATGCCAGCCGGAGGCCAGCGTATTCATGGCCTCCCGTGTGGTCGGCTCAATGGGCCGTCCGGGGGTAAGCCCGTCCGGGCCCATGTTCCGAACCATGGCAAGAAACATGAGCGAGCCTTCCGGTATCCTCTGGCGCGTCGACCCCGGCGTCAGCTTGACGACATGAGCCCGCGCGTTGGCGTCAGGGCGCACGAGAACCGTCTGGCGCATGGCGTCCGTCAGGTAGTTGAGGAGCATCGGCAATGTCCAGCGCACGCGCCCTTGGTCGTTGAGCTGCATGCTTACGCGGTCGAGGATGTCGGAAGCGATCATGGTTATCCCGTGATGGTGATGGCGTAGCGGGGGATGAGCTTGTTCTTGACAGGTGCGCCGTTTTGGTCGGTCACATACCCGTGGATTACGGCTTCCTTCAGCACCTGCAGCACAGGTTCGGGAAGGGCCACTTCAACGTCACGCCGGATCTGATAGGCCACCCCGTTCAGGGATACGAATACGTCGTTGGCCCCCTCAGTCCCCTCGGAACTGTTGATGACGCACTTCACCATCTTCACGGCCTTGGGGCTGGCGGGCTTGGCTTTCACCGTACCGTCGGCGGGGCGTTCGGCGGCCGGTTCCGTCTGGAGCGGCTGTTCAGCCCCCATTTCTTCAATGGCTTTGTCCATTTCGTTCTTGCTCATGCAATATCCTTGAGGCGGGCCCGAATCGCTCCGGGCCCGCGAAAGAGTTTAGCTTTCGAGGTCGGTGCTCACGGCCACTTCGGCGCGTGCCATCCAAGCGTCGTTCAGGATGACGCAGGAGGCATAGGTCTTCCAGCCGATGGTGCCGCGCTGCCCAAGGGGGTCGCCGCCACGCGGGGAGTTCGGATTCAAGACCGTGGGGGTCACGGAGTTTTTCCCTTTGAGGGAGACAAGCCCGTAGGAGTCTGCGCCAAAGAAGAGGATGGGATAGACGTCGGCCTTGGTGCCTGCGGTGGAGATGAAGTTGGCGCTGGATACCGCTCCGCCCGCGTCTTCCCAAGGCGCGAAGACAGTGGATGTGACGTAGCGCACCTCTTCCACCTTGCCGACTTCGCCGGGCATGGCTTTCATATGGTCGCTGTATTTTTCGACAGGGACGAAGCCGGGCAGCTTGCGGATGGTCGTTTCGAGGTCGACATGCGTGACGGCGATGTAGGCGGCGGCGATGGGTTCCGTGCTGAATCCCGCTCCCGCGCCCACAATCTTGGTGATGGTGCGGGCATTCTGGCGTTTCAGGCCGCGCACGATTTCACGCTGCAAGCCGATGGTCAGTCCTTTGGAGATGGCGTCGCGGCTGGCGGCACCGCCAGCACGGTAGACGTTGGTTCCGGCTTTCAGGATGCCGAACCGCACCAGTTCCAGCATGTTGGCGGCCTGTTCGCCGCAGACGGCCATGCCTTCCTTGAGCACGGGATCCTCATGGGTGTCCTGCACAACGTCGGAGATTTCAATGAAGTCGCCGTACTGGACGACGCTCGCCGAAACGTCCGTGGCCGTCATCTTTTTGCCGGAGGGGGTGACGCCTTCGGTCAGCGGATTCGGCGTGGGATCGAGAGAGTTGTAGCGGCGGAACTTGATGGTCTTGGAGGATTTTTCCGGCAGGGGTTTGGCCTGCCCGAAGCGTTCCAGAACCAGCAGGGGGTTGGCGCGCTCCAGAAGTTCCTTCGAGGCGTAGGCGGCGGTACGGGGGGAAATGTCGCCGTAGACGGTAGTGGGCATAGATACTCCTCAGAACTCAGCGTTGGCTTTTCACAGCCTCGTCGAACGCCGAGTCGAAATCGTCCGGGGGGACGTTCTTGTTCAATGGCGGAACGCTGCGCGTCGGGACGGCGTATCCGTCCTGCGCGGCCTGCGCCACCTTCTTCTGGGTGCCCGTCCCGGAACCGGGGCCAGAGCGGTAGGCGGCATATTTTTCAAGCAGTTCCGTAACTTCCTCAGTGGTGCCTTCCTTTGCGATGCGGGAGAACCGGACACCCTCGGCGTAGGGGAGGTGCCCGATGAAATCCTCGATGCCGTCATGCAGTACGCGGAGCTGCACAGCGTCCCCGGAGAAGGCTCCGGCGAAATCAGGGAATTTTTCGGACAACGTGGCAAAGTGGGCGCTTTTTACTTCTTCCGCGCGGGACGTTTCGCGCTCTTGCCGGGCGGAATGTTCCGTCCGACGCTCAAGCACAACCTCGGCGAGGATTGACGCCTGTTCCGGCCCGAACTCGTCCAGCACCTTCCGAAGGCGTGTGCCATCCGCGGACTCCTCATGAAAGACACCTCTCAGGTTCTCGGGGAGGGCGTTCACCAAGGCCTGCATGTTTTCATCCAGCGCCGCCTTGTTTTCGGCGGGCGCGGCGGCCTGTTCCGGTTTGGGGGCGGGGGGCTGCGCCTGAGCGCGAAGACGCTCGACTTCCGCTTCCAGTTCGAGGCGGCGTTTCTGTTCCTGATTGAGCCGCCCCTTCATCGAGTCGTAGCCGTGGGCCTTCTTGCGCAGCTCGTCATCGGGATCAGGTTCGCTCTTGCCGTCGGGAGAGAGGGCGGCGGGCTGTTCGTTTTCTTCAGCGTCCCGCTCCGGCGTCTCTTCGCTGGGGAGCTGCCCTTCCTCTTTGGAGGCTTCGGGCTCTTGAACGGGTTCGGCATCGAATGCGGCGTCGAACTGGGCTTCGGGGTGAAGCGCGTCTTCCTTCTTTTCTTCCATGATGTTCTCCTTCGGGTCGGTTGCGAATGGCCTGCCGGGTTCGCGCCGATAGCCGATGGCGTTTCAGGGTTAATAGGACACCGAGGGATCGGGGAGTTCCCTTATCTTCACCGCTATCCCGATTTCGCGGAGGGCGCGGATACGGCCTTGGTATTGGAGCATCGCATCAACGCCGGAAGCGGATACCATCCCGTCCTTCCAGTCGTTTTCGAATGCGGTGAACATTTCATTGAGGAGCGCCAGACCGTCGGGGCCGAAGCGCGCCGAAACGTCCTTGAGGATTTCCGCCTTGCTACGCGGCATCGACTTCCCCTCCGACGGACGGTTCAGCTCCCGTCAGCATGGCTTGCTGGCCGGGGACGGGCTGGATGTCGCCGGGAGACTGCACTCCCGCAATCTGGGCGGCGACGGTTTGCAGCACCTGCGGAACGGGGAGCCCGCGCTTTTCGCATTCGGCGATGATGGACTCCATCTGCGCCTGCTTTTCCATAAGCGTGTTCTCGTAGCGCCGCTGTTTCGCCTTTTCCGGGGACAGCTTGATGTCCTTGGGGAGATCCATGGCCCGCAGGATGTGGGAGTAGAGCGCGTCGAAATCGGTCGCCTCGGAAAGCTGCGGAGAAGCGATGACCGCCATGGTTTCCATGAGGCGTTTCCCCATGAGTTCCTGCGCGATGAGCGACGTGGAGCCCGTCGCCATGATTTCATAGTCGCCCTTGATGCTCTCGTCGGTTGAGAACCGCATGTTCCAGCGGTACATGTCCTCGATGAACGGCTCGGTGATGCCGCAGTCGAACAGGCGCACGATGTCCTTGACGGGCATGGAGGCCATGTTCATCAGCATGGACAAGCCGCTTGCCGTATCGCCCGCGCCGCGCACGCCGGAATTGTCGCCGCTCATGTAGCGCGGCTGGCTGACTTCATCGGAGTATTGGCTGAACCGCTCCCCGATGGCCATCAATTCGGAGATATGCGCGCTCACGTCATACGACCTGAAGCATCTGTCCAAATCTTCCGAGGTGCTGAACAGCCAGACCTTGCCGGGGTAGACGCTTCGGGCGTCTTCGACGTTCTGGAGTGCGGAGACGTTCACCGCAATCTGCGGGCCGCAGGCAATGGCGGCATTGTCGATCATCATGCGCGCCGCCGCGTTGATGATTGTCTGGAGGTCGCGGATGACGTCCGGCAGGCCGTCCGGCCAGAACGAGGCGTCGTCCTTGTAGGGCTGGAAAAAATGGTAGGGGATGGCCATCCCCTCCACAGGGGAAAGGGCGGCCTTGATGACCGTGCCACCCTGCGTCATCCACACGCAGGACTCATAGGCACCGGCCTCGACGAAATCGGGAATGGCGGCCCGCAGCGTCTCCAGATCGACACCGGCGGTGAGGAGATCCGAGCCGGTCAGGTAGCCCCACCGTTCGAGGACGCGGTATCTGTTCTTGTGCTCGAACGCCGTCTGCTCATCGGAAAGGTTGCGAAGTTCCTGCTCATGTTCCGTGACCTCGGCATCCCCCTCCGGGTTGGAGACGATGTATTCCAAGATGCGCGCCTGATCGAAGCCGGGGTTTTTGGACAGATCCATCAGTTCCCTTCGGGTGAAAAGATGGGTCTGCCAGACGTACAGCATTTGCCGGGCGTCGCTGGCCGACGGATCGGGGTAGAGCACATGCACGGGCACATGCTCATAGTACGGCGCATAGGGGTGGTCTTGCGTGGGCTGCAACAGCCATGTCCCGTCTTCAGCCCGGGCATACTGCTTCTTGATCCTGTGCTCGACGAGCGGCCCTTTGAGGACGCCCGTGCCGAAGATGATGCCGGAATTGATGACCGCGTTGCACACGCGCTGGTAGGAAAGCCTGCCGATTTGCCCGTTGAGCTGGTCGTCGATGGTCTGCGCCATCCTGTCCGCCCGTTCTTTGGCGATTTCCGAAAGGAATTCCCGTTCATCCTGTGGGATGGCCCGGCCTTCCTGCTGGCGGCGCTGGAGTTCTTCCGTGATGATGTCGGGCTGGATTTCGGATACGGGAGACGGCGAGATGCCCCAGTTGCGGGCATTGTTCGACGGGAAGAGCAGATCCAGCAGCCGGGCGCGGAGCGTATCGACCTTGGCCTTGGTATGGCGGATATAGACCGTGGACTTGAGGAAACGTCCGTTGGCATCCTTGGGAATCCTCCCGAGGACGTCGGGATCGTACTGTCCCTTGTACTGGCGCAGGGATTTCATCCAGCGGTCTTCAACATACCGGCGCGCGGCCTTGGCATCGGAGAACTCGGCCAGAAGCTGTGTCCCCAACGCGTCGGCGGGCGTCTGCTGCCGTTCGGATATGGGCTCAGGATATGTTCTGGACATTATTCCTCACCACCCTGCCGTTTGTGGCAACAGCCGCTGTATCCTTCCAACTGGAGTCGGATGGCTTCCCGGTGAGTCCGGCACATTTCTTTTGTCACATATTCCTTCTGGTCATGCCGGAGCTGCTTGATTTCAGCCCAGATCAGCTTGAGCAGCCACCCGCCTATAGCGATGGATACGGGGGTGGCCACTTCGATGAGCATCTTGAAATCGTCGGAAGGGGTCATCGGGCCGTCTCCACATCTTCGATCCACGCGGCGAGGGTCTGCGCGTCACGCCAGTCCATCCACGCCCCTTCAATCCCGTCCAGCGTCACCGGGCGCAGGCTTGTCAGTATGGGCGACAACGGGATTGTCCGGCTGGCCGCCGAGCTTGCCACAGAGCACCCGCACTGGGTCAGCGCGCAGATCAGCACGAGCAGCAGCGGCGCGGCGGCTTTCCGCATACGCGCGGAAAGAAGCCCAGAGGGCAGCCACAGCTTCCAGAAGGCGGGCGAGCGTCTGCATGGCGTTTCCCTCACTGAAGCTTCCTCTTCGCGGCATCGTCAGCATTGGTGGCCTTGCCGATGTTCGCCCCGATCCAGTTAATGACCTTGTAGAGGGTCCGGTAGATAACGCCGGAGGCGTCCGACGGCGCGGGCATGAGCGTGGCGACCCATGCGCATACGGCGCTGGCAGCGGACAGGAACAGGGCAAGGGCCCCGGTCTGGGAATTCAGGAAATCGGAGAGTACGGAAAAGTCCATCAGTAGTTCCCCCCACTCTGGTAAAAAGCTACGTCACACGGCTTGTCGGGGTCGGTATCAACATGAATCCACGTCGGGGCCAGCTCGATGCGGCGGAACCCGGCTTCAAGCGCCGCCTGAAGGATCTGAAACCGTGTGCGCGAGTTCAGGCATTTGATGTCCACGGCGTAGCCACGGGTATGGGCGGAATCGTCCACGCCGCCGACCTTGCGGTTGTGCGCTTCACAGCGGTAGGCGGAGGACAGCACGAGAGGGATACCCGCGCGGTCGCGCAGCTCGTCCAGACAAGGCTATGGCAGTAGAAGTTCCTGCTGATTTCCGTGCTTATATG